AATGTGTCAAAGCACAACTGGTGGTTCAATGATACGTCAAGCTTCATTCCTAGATATTCCTGAGATTATAAACCTTGGGAATAAGTATGTGGAAGAGGAAGTCAAGGTTGTGGCCCACCACTCAGCCTCATGGAATGCAGAACAAAGCGCACATAACCTTTGTGCATCTCTAAGTAGAGAGGATTTATTTCTATGGGTGGCTGTTGATGAAGGGCAGATTGTCGGTTTCCTATGGGCTGGCTATCATGAGTTAGCACCTTGGACAACTGTAAGGGTTGCCTCTGATATTCTCTTCTACATTGTACCAGAGAAGCGAGGGACACTGCTTGGTATGCGACTAATCAAAGCCTTTAAACAATGGGCTAGTGAAAACGAGTGTGCCGAGGTTCGCCTGTCTATCGCCTCTGGTATTAATGAAGAACGTGTCGGACGTATGTATAAGCGACTTGGCTTTGAACAGTTTGGCACTGTGTACAACCTGAAGTTCTAAGGAGATAACATGGGTGTTGTAAAGAAAGCATTTAAGGCTGTAGGTCTTGCTCAAGATGCACCACGTATTGAAGCTAAAGTACCAGCGCAACAGCTTGAGCGCACACCAGAGACTGAAGCTGAAGATATTCAGATTGGTGCAGGCGACGATGCCACTGCTTCTGCAAAAGGTAAGCGCGGCCTTGTCCGTCCAGTAGCCTCTAGCCTGAAGGTGTAATATGAAACAGAGCACAGATTTGGAGTATGGAGGTAAGCGGTCTAAGATACCTAAGCTATGGGAGAAATTCTCCACTAAACGTAGCTCTTTCCTAGATAGGGCAAAGCATTACTCCAGATTAACCTTGCCCTATCTGATGAATGACAAAGGTAATAATGAGACTTCGCAGAATGGATGGCAAGGTGTAGGTGCTCAGGCAACTAATCATCTAGCCAACAAATTAGCGCAAGTGCTATTTCCTGCGCAGCGTTCCTTCTTCCGTGTAGACTTAACTGCACAAGGTGAGAAGGTTCTTAACCAGCGTGGCCTGAAGAAGACAGAGCTAGCTACGATCTTTGCTCAAGTAGAAACACGGGCGATGAAAGAGTTAGAGCAACGTCAATTCCGTCCTGCTGTAGTAGAAGCATTCAAGCATCTTATTGTTGCTGGTAGCTGTATGCTATACAAGCCGAGCAAAGGTGCAATCAGTGCAATCCCGATGCATCACTATGTTGTTAACCGTGATACCAATGGCGACCTGTTAGACATTATCTTACTACAAGAGAAAGCCTTACGTACATTTGACCCAGCTACACGGGCTGTAGTAGAGGTAGGCTTGAAAGGTAAGAAGTGCAAGGAAGATGACAGCATTAAGCTGTACACACATGCTAAGTATCTTGGTGATGGCTTTTGGGAACTCAAGCAATCTGCTGATGATATTCCTGTTGGTAAGGTTAGTAAAATCAAATCAGAAAAGCTACCTTTCATCCCACTTACTTGGAAGCGTAGCTATGGTGAAGATTGGGGTCGTCCTCTTGCAGAGGATTACTCTGGTGATTTATTCGTTATCCAATTCTTATCTGAAGCAGTTGCCCGTGGTGCTGCACTGATGGCAGACATTAAGTACCTGATTCGTCCGGGTGCTCAGACTGATGTTGACCACTTTGTTAACTCTGGCACTGGTGAAGTCGTCACTGGTGTAGAAGAGGATATCCATATTGTACAGTTAGGTAAGTACGCAGACCTCACACCTATTAGCGCGGTTCTAGAGGTGTACACTCGCCGTATCGGTGTTGTCTTCATGATGGAGACAATGACACGCCGTGACGCCGAACGTGTTACTGCTGTAGAAATCCAGCGAGATGCGTTAGAGATTGAGCAGAACATGGGTGGTGTATATTCCCTCTTCGCTACTACTATGCAATCGCCAGTAGCGATGTGGGGTCTGCTGGAGGCAGGAGAGTCATTCACGAGTGAACTAGTTGACCCTGTAATTATCACAGGTATTGAAGCATTAGGTCGTATGGCTGAACTGGATAAGTTGGCAAACTTTGCTCAATACATGTCGTTACCTCTGCAATGGCCTGAGCCTGTCATAGCTGCTGTGAAATGGCCTGATTATATGGATTGGGTTCGTGGTCAAATCTCTGCTGAACTGCCATTCCTTAAATCTGCTGAAGAGATGGCACAAGAACAGGAGGCACAGATGCAAGCACAGCAAGCACAGATGCTTGAAGAAGGTGTGGCTAAGGCTGTACCGGGTGTAATTCAACAAGAACTTAAGGAGGCGTAATGTCTTTCTCATTTACTGAACCATCAACCACTCATCCTACTGCTGAAGAGAATCCGGTAGAAACCAAGGAGGTAACAACTGATGCTGCTACTACTGATGTTCCTGCTGACGCTAGTCCTGATGTACAAGATGACACTGCTGGTGCGCAATCTGCTGAAGACACCGGAGGAGAAACTTCTGGACAGCCTCCAGAAGAAGGAGACAATGGCGGAGAGAATGGTGAATCTAAGCCAGATGATACCAAGGTCGACACTGAGGAAGTGCAATACTTCTTCGGAGAACACGAAGTAACAGTAGATATTCCTCAGGATGTAACTGATAGCCTTAAAGAGAAAGGCATTGATGCTAAGCAGGTTGCCAAGGAACTATATGCTAAAGATGGCAAGTTTGAACTGTCAGATGCAACCAAGCAGAAGTTGTATGATGCCTTTGGAAAATTTGCAGTAGACGCTTACCTGTCTGGACTCAAGGCGCAGAACGAGGCATTCTTCCTGAAGGAAGCCAATGCTGCCAAAGAACTGGAAGCCGCTAATACTCAGCGCTTCTCTGATGTTTCCAAGGAGGTTGGTGGAGAAGAAGGGTGGTCACGTCTTGAGGCGTGGGCACTTGAAGCACTATCAGATGATGAGCTCACGGCCTTCAATGCTGTGATGGAATCTGGCAATCAATACCTCCAGCAATACGCTGTGCGTGAGCTGGAGAGTCGTCGTAAGTCCGCACAAGGTGATGACAAGCCTAGCCTGATTGAGCCTTCTGCACCTGCTGTCGCATCGGAAGATAATGGACCTCTGTCTCGTGAGCAATACCTCCGTGAGATGATGACTATTGGCTCTCGCTTCGGTACAGACAAGAAAGCTGCTGCTGAGTATCAGGCTAAGCTGGATGCTCGCCGCCGTGCGGGTATGGCTCGCGGACTCTAATTCGTATTTACTGGACACTATAGAAGGGAGAAATGTCTCCCTAATTATCAATCTGATTTATAAGGAGGTTTATTAATGTCTACGCCGAATAACCTGACCAACGTTGCAGTCTCCGCTTCCGGTGAGGTAGACAGTCTTCTCATTGAGAAATTCAATGGCAAGGTAAATGAGCAGTACCTGAAAGGTGAGAACATCATGTCTTACTTCGATGTTCAGACCGTAACTGGCACTAACACTGTGAGCAACAAATACTTGGGTGAAACCGAGTTACAGGTGCTGGCTCCGGGTCAATCTCCGGCTGCAACCTCTACTCAGGCCGATAAAAACCAGTTGGTAATTGATGCCACTGTTATCGCTCGTAACACTGTTGCACACTTGCATGATGTACAGGGCGACATTGATAGCCTGAAGCCGAAGCTGGCCACTAACCAAGCCAAGCAGCTTAAGAAGATGGAAGATGAAATGCTGATTCAGCAGATGCTGCTGGGTGGTATTGCTAACACTCAGGCTAAGCGTACCAATCCGCGTGTGAAAGGTCATGGCTTCTCTGTGAATGTAGAAGTAAGTGAAGGTGAAGCACTGGTTAACCCTCAGTATGTGATGGCAGCGGTAGAGTTTGCTCTGGAGCAGCAGCTTGAGCAGGAAGTTGACATCTCCGATGTAGCTATTCTGATGCCATGGCGTTATTTCAACGTACTGCGTGATGCAGACCGTATCGTTGATAAGAGCTACACTATCAGTCAGTCTGGTGCTACCATTCAGGGCTTCGTGCTGTCTTCCTACAACTGTCCGGTGATTCCGTCTAACCGCTTCCCTAAGTATGCTCAGGGCCAGAAGCATCATTTGCTGTCTAATGAAGACAATGGTTATCGTTATGACCCGATTGCAGAAATGAATGGTGCTATTGCTGTACTGTTTACTGCTGATGCCTTGTTAGTGGGCCGCTCTATCGACGTAACGGGTGACATCTTCTATGAGAAGAAAGAGAAGACCTACTATATTGATACTTTTATGTCTGAAGGTGCAATCCCTGACCGCTGGGAAGCAGTGTCTGTTGTTACCACAAAACGTGAGACTACTGGCACTGTGGCTTCTGGTCAAGGTGCCCAGCACACTCAGGTTCTTAACCGTGCACAGCGCAAAGCTGTATACGTCAAGAGCGCTAACCCGGCAGGCGCTGCTGCTGGCCTGTCTGCTGAAGACTTGGTATCTGCTGTCCGTGCTGTAATGGTTAATGACATTAAGCCGACTGCACTGAAACCAACTGAGTAATACCTATGCCCTATCTACCTCTGCGTAGGTAGGGTTCTTTTTGTTAGGAGGATTCATGCCTGTAATTAAACAAACCAGTAAAATAGGCAACCTGATGGAGGGCGTTGCCTTCCAAATTATTGACAGTAAACTTGAAGCGGTCAACTTATGTATGAGAGCTATTGGTCGTGAGGGTGTGGATTCTCTCGACTCAGGCGACCTAGATGCAGAAGATGCAAGCAAGATGATAGATATTGTATCTCAGCGCTTCCAGTATAATAAAGGTGGTGGTTGGTGGTTCAACCGTGAACCTAACTGGCAGCTTGCACCTGATACTAATGGAGAAGTTAACCTTCCTAACAATTGCCTTGCTGTGTTGCAATGTTATGCTTTAGGTGAGAGAAAAGTACCCATGACAATGCGCGCAGGTAAGCTCTACTCCACATGGAGTCACACTTTCGATATGCGCAAGCATGTTAATGCTAACGGTATGCTACGTCTCACTCTGCTTACCTTGCTACCTTACGAACACCTCCCTACAAGTGTAATGCAGGCAATCGCATATCAGGCTGCTGTCGAGTTTATTGTATCCAAGGATGCAGATAAGACTAAACTGGTTACTGCACAGCAAATTGCTACGCAACTCCTTATGGATGTACAGTCTGAACAGATGTCACAGAAGCGACTAAACATGCTAGTACACAACCCTACGCAGCGTCAGTTTGGTATCATGGCTGGTGGTTCTCAGAATGTACCTGCTTACTCTCATTCACCTTATGATAGCTGGACACTTCGTCCGTGGGAGGATCGTTAATGGAAGTACAAGGTTCATTGGGCAGACAAATCCAAGGTATTAGCCAACAACCACCAGCAGTGCGATTAGATGGGCAATGTACGGCTATGGTCAATATGGTCCCTGATGTAGTAAATGGGACTCAATCCCGCATGGGTACAACTCATATTGCAAAAGTGCTTGATGCAGGCACGGATGATATGGCCACTCATCATTATCGCAGAGGTGATGGTGATGAGGAGTATTTCTTTACTTTAAAGAAAGGACAAGTACCTGAAATCTTCGATAAGTATGGGCGTAAATGTAATGTAACTTCTCAAGACGCACCTATGACGTATCTCAGTGAAGTGGTTAACCCAAGAGAAGATGTGCAGTTCATGACTATTGCAGATGTGACATTTATGCTTAATAGACGAAAGGTAGTTCGCACGAGGGAGGATCGTTCTCCTAATGTAGGTGCTACAGCTTTGGTCTTTTGCGCTTATGGTCAGTATGGTACTAAATATCAAATTGTTATTAATGGTGCGGTGGCGGCAGAGTATCGTACTAAAGATGGCGGAAGTGCAGATCACGTAGAAACAATAAGGACAGAGGTGATAGCCGAACAGCTATTTGTTAAGCTACAGCAATGGTCTGGTGTAAGTGCATATGATGTATATCGAATGGGGACCACCATCATTATCACTAGTAAATCAGGTGATACTGATTTTACAGTAAACACAGAAGACGGTGCGAAAGGTAAAGATTTAGTTGCCATTAAATATAAGGTTAGCTCCACTGACCTTTTACCTAGTAAAGCGCCGGAGGGTTATAAAGTACAAATATGGCCCACTGGAAGTAAACCTGAATCACGTTACTGGCTACAAGCCGAGAAGTCAGATGGCAACCTTGTTACATGGAAAGAAACTATAGCGGCAGATGTTAAACTTGGTTTTGATAAAGGCACTATGCCTTATATTATTGAACGCACAGGAATTATTGATGGTGTTGCGCAGTTTAGGATTAGACAAGGTGATTGGGAGGACCGCAAGGTAGGGGATGACTTGACCAACCCCATGCCATCCTTCATTGATGATGAAGTTCCTCAGAAAATTGGTGGTATGTTTATGGTACAGAACCGCTTGTGCTTTACGGCAGGTGAAGCAGTCATTGCATCTCGTACCTCCCACTTCTTTGACTTCTTTCGTTACACCGTCATCTCCGCCCTAGCCACAGACCCTTTCGATATTTTCTCCGATGCAAGTGAGGTTTATCAATTAAAACATGCAGTGACTCTTGACGGAGCTACGGTATTATTCTCTGATAAATCCCAATTCATCTTGCCGGGAGATAAGCCCTTAGAGAAGTCTAATGCTTTACTTAAACCAGTAACAACATTTGAAGTAAACAATAATGTTAAGCCTGTTGCCACTGGTGAGTCTGTGATGTTCGCTGCAAGTGATGGTGCATACTCTGGTGTGCGAGAGTTCTATACTGATTCGTATAGTGACACTAAGAAGGCACAGGCAATCACTAGTCATGTGAATAAACTAATTGAAGGTAACATTATAGGTATGGAGTCCAGTACGAATGTGAATAGGCTACTTGTTACGACAGATAAGCATCGTAATATAATCTATTGTTATGACTGGCTATGGCAAGGCACAGACCGTGTTCAATCAGCTTGGCATGTATGGGAGTGGCCTTTGGGCACAAAGGTGCGAGGTATGTTTTATTCTGGCGAATTGCTTTACTTACTCCTTGAGCGAGGTGGCGGTGTCTATCTAGAGAAGATGGACATGGGTGATGCATTAACCTATGGTTTGAATGATCGCATTAGAATGGACAGACAGGCAGAGTTAATCTTCAAGCATTTCAAAGCAGAAGATGAATGGGTATCTGAACCACTCCCTTGGGTCCCTACCCATCCAGAACTCTTGGATTGTATCTTAATAGAAGGCTGGGATTCCTATATTGGCGGGTCTTTCTTATTCAGGTATAACCCCGGTAATAACACTTTATCTACGACTTTTGATATGCAGGACGACAATCACGTAAAAGCAAAGGTTATTGTTGGACAGCTTTACCACCAAGAGTTTGAACCAACACCTGTGGTTATCAGAGATAAACAAGACCGCGTATCATATATTGATGTACCTGTTGTGGGATTGGTTCACCTCAATCTTGATATGTATCCAGACTTCTTAGTAGAAGTTAAGAATGTGAAGAGCGGTAAAGTGCGCAGGGTGTTAGCGTCTAATCGCATAGGCGGTGCTCTTAACAATACAGTAGGCTATGTTAAACCGAGGGAAGGTGTCTTCAGGTTCCCACTGAGGGCTAAGAGCACTGATGTTGTATATCGTATCATTGTAGAGTCTCCACACACATTCCAGCTTAGGGATATTGAGTGGGAAGGTAGTTACAACCCAACAAGAAGGAGGGTCTAATGGCTATAGGTTCAGCTGTTATGGCTGGTATGTCTTCTATTGGTAGTATGTTTGCAGGTGGCGGTGCAGCCGCTGCTGGTGGTACTGCCGCAGCAGCAGGAGGAACAGCAGCCGCAGGTGGCGGCGGTTTGCTTGGTTCTTTAGGTGGCTTCTTAGGTGGCTCTTCTGCCGGATTCTCTAATGCAGGTCTGCTTAGTGCAGGTATGCAAGGTCTTGGTCTTTTAGGCAACCTCTTTGGTGGAAGTGATGAAGCCAAAGCAATGAAGAAGGCACAAGAAGAGCAATGGCGACAGCAGCTTATTGCTACACAAGAAGCATACAAAACAGTGGCGGATGCAGAACGCTCTGCTGCTAAACAGTATCATGCAGATGCAATAAGCAATCAGGCTTCACTGCTACAGCAGCGAGCACAGGTTGCATTACTTGCAGGTGCAACTGGTACTGGTGGTAACTCTGTAGCTTCTATGCTGAATGACTTGGCAGCAGAGGGAGGGAGAAACCAGAGTACAATTATTGATAACTATGAGAATCAGAAGATTAATTTCACTAATCAGCTTAAGTCTATCCAACGTGGTGGACAGGTGCAGATGCGTGAGTTTAAGAAGCCTTCTGCCGTAAGTACCTTGGTTCAAGGTATTCCAAGCCTTGCATCCGCTTATGTAACAGGTAGCAAGTCTGGCATGGCTTTAGGTAAAGCTTTAACTGATTCTCGTACATATTCATCTGGAACAAGAGGTATTTAATGGCAATTGAGCGACAAGCAGTACAAGGTCTGCCACAAGTGCAGGCCACTTCTCCTAATGTCATGACCTTTGCACCTCAGCGAGTTGGAGGTGTGGAGGCTGGCGTGGCTTCTACCTCCGGTAGTCGATTTATCGAAGACCTTATTCGAGCAGCCAGTAGTGTAGCTGATGTGACTACTGGCATTCTTAATCAGAAGATTGAGGAAGATAAGGTTGTTCAAATGGAACGGGCATATAATGGATTAATGCCCTCTGAGGATGCAACTCGTGGTGGCGCTCGTGCTAACATGCTTGTCAAAGCTCAACTGCTAGCTAATGATGAAGCAGCACGAATGAAGGACATGGCTACTCGTTTCCAAGGAACGGATGACGAGTGGACACAACTCATGGTTGATTCTCGTAATGAGATGCAGAACAAGCTGTTCCAGCAATACCCTGAGTTGCAAGGTGACAAAGATACGATGCGTATGGTCACTAACGTCTTCCAAGAACAGCAACCTCAAATTTGGGCTACACGTACCCAGCATAAACTTGACCGTGAACAGGCAGACCGTGAAGATACCTTTGACGGACGCGTGGCCTCTACTTGGGATTCAAGCATTGACCCTGAAGCATCTGGTTATGCTTTACAGGAACGAATCCGTGAAGGGCTGACGCAAGGTTTACTACCTGAGCAGATGCATAAGAAGCTAGTAGAGCGAGCCATTTCACTTGCGCAAGGCGGCGATATCAGCATGGCTGAAGCCTTGAAGTATGTGAAAGATGATAAGGGCGTTTCTGTTTATGCTAAGAACCCACAGCTTATCACAGCTATCACTAACGGCAATGCAGCTTGGGCTAGGAATAATGTAGCTGATGTGACTCGTATGTCTTTTGAAGTTAAAGAATCGTATCTTGCAGGTAACTTGACGGATGAAGAATTACTGGAGCGAGCACAGCACATTAACGGATTGACAGGTAACTCTGTCTTCTCTAACCCCGAACTAGAAGCACTGATGCGTCAACGAGCTAAACAGAATGCAGAGCTAGGTGCAATGCAGGATATGCGACGTGAATTGTACTCTGACCGCATGACTGGCTTCCAAGGTAAGACGGATAAAGAGAAGAAAGCTTACGTTGATGTTATCAAACAAGATAGTCAACTCTATGCAGATCAGCAGATTAAGCAGCGAGGCTTGGACCCTTACAGTCAAGAGGCTGAAGCCATCCGTGGTGCAGTAGAGGTGCAGCGACTGCAATTCATGAACTCCAAGGGCTTAGTGGATGACACCTTTGAATCTCGTATCAAAGCGATGGAGTCCATGTTGTCACCTGAGCACTTTGCCAAAGGTGAACCACAAGAGTTAATGACCATCCGTCAGTTATGGGAGCAGTTACCAGAAGAGAGCCGAGGTGTCTTTGGTGACACTGTGAATGGTTATATGGATAACTACAATACTGCATTGCAAATGGGAGAGACACCTTTGCAGGCTGCAAGGTTTGCCCGTGAAGCACAACAGAAGTTCTCTCGTACTGAGAAGGAAACTAAGAAGTTTAACTCAGCTATTGGGGATGCACTTGATGAAGTATCTGGCGCTGGCTGGTTCGATGGTAAGACCGAAGTATCTGACTTAGGTAAAGCTATCGCAGAGGAAGAATTACGGACTAAGGCCAATATGCTTTGGTCTAGCGGTATGCGTAACATGGATTCCATCAAGAAGGCTTTAATTACTTGGGGCAATAAACGCTACACTCAATCAGAGGATGCAAAGACTTCCGGTGGCTATTTCATTAAAGGTGATTACACTTCTGCATCTGATATGCTTATGTCAGTTGGGAAAGGTGTAAACCCTACTGATGTACCTCTGGCGCTTGGTAGGTATGTAGAAACACAAATGCCAGAATTGAAGAAGGAACTTCAAGAGTGGGAAACGAAAGATGATGTATACATTGATTACAATGAACAGAAAGGTACTTTTGTGATTCGTGCTGGTGCAGCAGGTCGCCCTCTTTCTGGAGTAATCCCTGTGACCTCTTTGGATACCACTTCATTACTAGATTCTGCCTATCAGAAGAAAGTAGAAGAACGAGATAAAGGTGAGTATGTTCACCCATATCGTACAGATATTGGTGCACAAGAACCTATGCCAGCTAAGCCTACTGCCAAAGATATTGGTAAATTTGGACTAGCTAACTTCCTCATGTCTTCTGCTTTTGCTTCTGGTGAGAATTTACCTTCTAACTTCGAGATTAACTATCGAGGCAATATGCAACAATTCTACGATAAACTGGCTATGGATGAGAATGGTGACAAGCTGGGCTTCAATAAAGCCACAGGAACCTTCACACCATATAAAGATGCTCATGGTGAATCGGTAGGTTATGGTCACTTCCTCACGGAAGAGGAGAAGCGAAATGGATATATTAAGATTGGAGATGAACTAGTTCCGTATCGCGGCTCTATGTCTCAACTTACTGAGAGTAAAGCCCGTGCTCTTATGGAACAAGATGCTAAGAAGCATGTACCTTCTACTCGTGATTGGAAGATTCCATTTGACCAGATGCATCCGGCCCAACAACGTGGATTAATGGATTTAACCTACAACTTAGGTAAAGGTGGAATCCAGAACGCACCACGCGCTCTTGCTGCATTCAAAGCTGGTAAGCTTACGGAAGGTTTTATCGAAATGCTGGGTACTGCATCCAGTGAAGGTAAGCGTATTCCTGGCTTATTAAAGCGTAGAGCAGAGGCTTACAATATGGCATCTGCTGGTGGTGTACCTAAGATTACCGAAGTAGAGACTCGTGAAGATGGCTCTATGTGGGTTAAGTTTGGTGGACCTATGCCAGCAGGTTCTGTCTCGGCATGGACTCATAAACGTATTGGTGCTGATGGCTGGTATCAGGTGTATGAGGCTGCACCCACTAAGTTAGCTAAGGGTTCTAAGGTAGGTAAAGTTAAGTTGTAGTACCTAACTCAAGGTTTGTCCAACATGTTGGACAGGTCTTTATGATAGGCACTATGGAGGAACTATGGAACAAGATATTAAGACTAATTGGGCTGGGTATGTCCAGT